GGTACAGGTTCAGCTTCGCGTTCACCTCAGGCAGCGACGTGGGGCGCCAATTGCCCCCAGCCTGGGCAAGCTGAATCGAGCCGAACTCAGACTGAAGCTGAAGCGCGCGGTCAGGAATCCGGGAGACGTGGTCAAGCACGTATTGGCGCGCGAGAGTGCGCACACACCAACGGATCGTTTCCGGAGTCGGATTCTCCGCCGTGTCCCACTTCTGGCCCGTGTACGCCTCAACCGTCTCAACGGAAAAGTCAATGGCTTCCGACAGAAGCTCATCGGAGAAAAGCCCCGCGTCGTCCAGACCATCAAGGGCGCGGACTTCATCAAGGGTCGCGTACGCCACCCGTACCCCCTCTCAGGGTAAGGGGGCGAACCCAATCACGGTGATTAGGTTCGCCCCCGACTAGAAGCGATCAGGCGCCCGGACCGACAGTCAGCAGCTTCGCGCCCCGGGTGTCGATGAGAAGACCGTCCGCGCGCTGAAGAAACCGGTACACGATCTGGTCAGTGGAGAACTTCACGTCAACCGAACGGTCAACACGAAGCGCCCCAGCGAACCGGACGCGGTACTTGCTCAGGTCCGCAAACAGGATCTTGTCCACGGGCATACCGTCATCGCTCTCAACGATCTTGCCGTTGAAGGAATCCGGGGCACCGACAGTAAGACCCGACTGCCACAGGTACTGACCGTTTGCATCCTTCAGCTTCCGCATCTGAGCGGCGCGAAGGTCGTTGACCACGTACTTCGCGTCCTTGCGGTACGAGGAAGGCACTTCGTGGAAGAGGTCAATCAGCGCGTCGGAAACCTTGCTGTCCGCGTCGGTCAGAGCGAAGGTCGCATTGGCTGGCGAAGCATCGGTCAGGATGCCGCGCGGCTGACCCGTACCGGTGCCGGTCAGGAAGTGGCGCCCCATCGCGTCACCGATCGCGGGACCCGCGTCCGACACGAGGAAGCCGACAAGGTCGAGAACCTGATCGGTCGCGAACTCGTACGAGACAACGGCGCCGTGACCGTACTTGAAGCCGCCCATGCTCTGCTGAATTGTGGTCGCGTAGGACTCCGGGACCGGCTGACCCTCACCGACAATGGCGGCAGTAGAGCGACCGGTGATGACCGTGAAGTCCATCGGGTTGGCGTCGCTCGTGGTGAACGTGGTCGCTCCGCCGCGCATGATCGCGGACCGCTCAACCGCCTGGGCGATGAGCTGACCGTAAAGGGTGCGAGAGAGAACGTTGGGGTTACCGGCCTTCGTGCCGTCCCGCTTCTCAGGGGCGAACTCGAACGAGCGAGCCTCACCAAGGTTGCCGGTCCGAAGGGTGGCGTCATCATCGACGTCCGCAGCGCGCTGGGCGCCGGAGCCGGAACCCTGAAGGCCGGACAGAAGCGAAGTCACGGCGTCAGTCGCCTTGATTGCCTCAATGCCGCGCTTGATCCGGCCGTCAAAGTCGGCAACGGCGGAGAGAAGCCGCTCTTCCTTCGCGGTTGCGTCAGCGTCCATCGGCTTGCCGGCGAACTCATCAGTGAGCGCCCGAAGCTCAGCGGTAGCGCGCTCACGAGCCTCAAAGTTCGCGGACAGAGTAGTTGCGTCCATGGTGGTGCCCCTTACTTGGAAATAGCGCGGACGAGTGCACGCGCGTCAAGGTGAGAAGCCGGGACAATGTCCGCCGGCTGGGAATCGCGCTCTTCGTCAGAAGCCGGGGGCGCGAACTCCCCAATGGCTAGCGCTTCTTCAACAGAGCGAAGAGAAGCCTGAGTTGTGAGGTAGGCAGGGTTCGTAACCGGGCCCAGCTCCGATACATCCATGGCAGTGATCTCACGGACGGGAAGACCCGTTTCAGGATCGTCCTCGTCTGAGCGGCGCTGCCCGCCGTCAAGTACGCGGAACGTAAAGCTTGAGCCCTTCAGGTCACCGCGCTTCAGAAGCTCAGCAACGTCACGGCCCACCGTCGTATCCGGTAGATCAATCTCGTAAAAGCCACCTTCGTTGTCTTCTCCAACCCGCAGCGTGCCGGACGAAGTACGCCCCAGCAGTGCGGACGAGTTGTGATTGAACGTGGCGTACACGTCGTTCTGTCGCAGCGAAGGGGCACCCGCACCCGGTACGATCCGTTCGCGAAACCCGCCCAGGTCCTGAGAGAGTTCGTTGAACCGGTAGGCGTATCCGCGCATGGAAATGCGCCCGTCACTGGACGAGCGCTCTTCAAGTTCCCCAACGGCTATGCGACGCTCACGCGTCTCCGTCATCTTCGGTTGACCCTTCGTCTTCCGACTCGTCCGGCTCTTCGTCCGGCTCATCGGTCGGGGGAGTTGCCTCAATGGCCGGCGTAGGCTCCGGCTCCGGCTCCGGCTCCGGCTCCGGCGCGTCAACGGGGCTCAGGTTCAGCGGCACCCGGTACGACTCGCCCAGACCATCGGGGAGCGGGGGCATGTCCTCAGCGGCGCGCACTTCGTCAATGCTGTAAATGCCGTTCTGAAGCCCCAGGCTCCAAAGCTCCATGCGCTCTTTCGGCGCACCGCGCTTGATCTCATCAAGGTTGAACTTCACGAACTTTTTACGGTCCGCCGTCTCAGCGAAGAGAAGCCGATTCAGCCCCGACTCAATGCGCTCAAGCCACGGACGAAGGCTGAACATGCTGAACGCAATGTTCTGTTCGGCAAGGCCGGAGCCCCACGAAGTTGAGTTCGTGGCGTCGCTGATCAGGTGCGGGGGCACGCCGAAAATGCGCGCGATCTCCGGAACCTGAAACTGACGCGTCTGAAGGAACTGGGCTTCGTCGGGACTCATCGCCACCTTGGAGAACTTCGCGCCTTCGGTGAGCAGAGCTACGCGGTGCGCGTTGTCCACTCCGGAGTTCGCCGCGCGCCACGCTTCACGAGCACGAGCAAGCCCGTCTTCCGACATGGACCCAGGCACCTCAACCACTGCCCCAGGCATGGCGCCGTTCGCAAAGAACTTGCTGCCGTACTTCTGTGAGGCAAGGGCAAGCCCGATGGACTCACGCGCATAGGTGATCGGGGAACAACCCACGAACTCACCTGGGAGCATCATTCCGGGAATGTGAAGGACGTCGCGCGGCGTGAACCATCCAAGCAACACTTCGTTGCCGTCCGCGTCCACGTCGAACGCCTCAAACACCTTGCGGCGTACGCCGTTCGGCTCCACCTGAATCATGTGGACGTGAATCTTCGTCGGGTCAAGAACGTCAAGCCCAACGATGTTCGGCCCCTGCCAACGAACCGCAAGGAACGCGTTGCCGTCCAGCAGGAGTGACAGCACTGTCTGAGACAGGATGTCAATGCGCCCCATGCCCCCAGGCTCAGCGTTCGGAAAGTCAATCCACTCAGGCGAAGGGATCTCACGACGCGCCCCACCACGAGTAGAGAACGTGGACAGCGGAAGCGTTGCGATCGTCTCGGAGAGCAGACGCACACACCCGAAGACGGCAGACACCTGAAGCGCCTCATGTGGCGTCACGCGTTCGCCGCTCGCTGCCGTTACGCCCAGGCTGTAAAGCTCCGGGTCATACGGCTCCCAGCCGCGCGCCTGTTCAAGCGCCGGAGACTCACCCCGCCCGAAGAGTGCAGACCAAAAACCCACCGTGCCCCCTTGGGTCAGGAACCCAATCACGGTGATTAGGTTCGATCAGATGTCAGTGAAGTAGTCGGCTGAAAGCCCGTCCGTGAACACGTGTCCATCGGCGTCTTCCCAGGTCGCGAGAATCGCCGTGTTCGTGTGAATGCCGTTGTCTTCGCGCCACATGATCGCGCCGTGAACGGCAAGAATCATCGCGATGGCAAGGTCAATCTTTCGACGGGAAGCGGCGTATTCCTTCGTCACCCGGGCGCCGTTCTTGTCCTCACGGAGTACGGCGTTACCGATGTGACGGGCCAACGCTGGGTTGCCGTCATGGCTTAGCCGGCTATCGCGGCAAGCGTCGTAAACGGCCTGGGTTGCTGGGATCATGCGCTTGAGAGAGTTGGTTGGGAAGGCTTCAACGGGGAAGCCGTCAGCTTCCAAATTGTCAAGCGTTTCTTCCCAGCGGTACGGGTCGGCAACAAGGTTGCGCACCCGGTAGGTATCAAGCGCTTCGTGGAGCGAGTCACGGACGTCAGCCATGGGGACACGCCAATGCACATCATCGGCCGGCGCTTCCCAGTGACCCAGGACGAACACCCGAACGTCAGCGATGCGAACGGCAACAAGCGCTGTGCTGTCACCCTTCCACGAGCCATCGAATCCCAACACGATCTCGTCGCCTGGGGTCAACGGCTCAGCGTCCGTGTTCAGAGAATCCCAAAGCCCATGCGGCAGCCACGTGGACGCACCGCGTACGAACTGGGAAAGGCGATAGATGCGGAAGCTTGCTTCTGTGCTCCGCTGTGCTGCCGCCTTGAAGTCGTCTGGGTTCAGAATCTCGTACGACGGATTGCAGCGCTTCCACACGTCGGGGTCAAGGTGGTCAACCGTCTCGCCCAGCTTCGGGCCCCAGGACCGGAAGAACAGGGTTGGGTCATCGGCTTCGCCGGAGTTGACGCGCTCCCCTTGCTCACACAGTGCGGCAAAGGGTCCGTCCGGGTCCGGTCCGGCGGTACTGATGATCAGGAACATGGGTTGATTGCGAGCGGCTGAGCCCAGGGTGAGCGCGTCAAAGAGATCAGAGTTCTTACTGAACGCGTACTCATCAAGGGAGACAGCGGCAGGGTTAAGACCTTGCTGCCGTCCCGCGTCAGCGCTCACCACGCGATAGGTATTGTCCTTGTACCGGATCACGTCGCGCTGAACATTGCAGACAGCGGACAGCTTCGGGGACGCGTTGACCATTTGCTTCGCCGCGTCAAAGACCATGCGGGCTTGGTTTCTGTCATTCGCTGCCGCGATGATCTGCCGCTGTGCGTCGCCCCTATCGGCCACAAGGTGGTAAAGCATGATCGCGGCGGCAATGGTTGACTTGCCGTTCTTCCGCGCCACACAGACAACAACCGTCCGATGCTTGCGGCGCCACCTGCCGAACGTGTCCTGAGTCAACTCGTACGAGTCGATGAGAAGTTCACGCTGCCACGGAAGCAGTCGGAACTTCTGGCCGGCGAACGATCCGGTCAGGTAGCAAAACTCTTCAATCCACTTCGCCACCCGGTAACCCTCGCTGGGGAACGGTGCGTCAGTGGGTATGTGTCGGGCAATAACCGGGTCAATGCTGGTCACCGGTTACCCCCTTCTAGAAGTCCTCAGGTCCGGCCGCAACCTTGCGGGCTTCAGCAGCCACGAGCCCCAGGCGCATACGAGCTTCAGGAGTAAAGCCGATCGCGGACTCAATGGCGCGCATCTCACGTTCGGTCGATTCGACGTACCGCAACAGCGGGTGCGCCACGAGCTGACCGGTGCTGCCTTCCTGGGTGAGACCATCGGCGGTCACCTGAGACAGAAGCTCAGCGCGTCGGTCGTGAAACTCCGCATACCGGAGGATCACGTTGCGGTCAGTGTCGGGGCTGTACGCGCCGCTACCGGCTTGCCAAACGTTCCGCCACACTTCCTTACCCGCTGCCCCCAGGTGGCCCGGAGCACGCGGCGCACGGCCTTCGTAGACCACTGGGGCGACGACGTCAGAAGCGCCGTTCGCGTTACCGGTCCGAAGCTCAGGGCTCTTAGCGTGGCTCATGACACCCCCTAAACGGGCTTACCTTCCCCTTAACGGGTGCCTTCACGGGCGGGACAAATGGGGGTGAACTGACGTCAGCCCAGGTCAGCGGAAAGGGGCGCCGGCTAAAAATCGGAGCCACACCTAGCGCGCGTTTTCCGAGCTGGGGCCGGGATCGCTGAGAGGCACCGTTCCGAACTTTCGAACCGCTCTCCCCTACTAGAAGGGGCGCTTTCCGAAATCCATTGCGGTCTTCACCTTGTGGCATCGCTTGCACAACGGCTGAACGTTCGTGTCCACGTCTTCGCCGCCCTTCGCAAGGGGAACGATATGGTCAACATCGATCAGGCTAGGCAGGTACCAACCCAGGCACGTTGCACAGTGAGCACCGACAGCCTTGCGTACAGCGCGCCGCATCTTCGCCGCAGCATTGTTGCCACGAGCAATAGCCGCACGTCGCTTAGCGTGTGACTGCACAGACCGGCGTGCATTGTAGTCAGCGTGGTGGATACGGCACCTGCCCGCGTGGGTAGCCCAGCCCCGGCAATCCAGACAGCGCGTACGCATGGGTACCCCCCCCCTATTTCAAATGAGGGAATGGGAGAGTGACCCCCCTACCCCTTTTAGAACCT